ATAGAGAGGATTGTTATCATCACAGCTCTAACTACATTAGGTGGTGGACTATGGGGTGGTTTTGAATTTTACAAAGATTACCTAACAATGAAAGAACAGATACAACAATATGTTGCACCAGATCTATCTGGTTTTGACAAAGAGATCGCTCTTACAAAAGAAGAGATGAAAAGCAAGACAGATCTTATACAAACAGAGGTTGAGATGATTATGCAAGAAATGGAAATGATCATGTCTGAAATAAGACTAGTATCCGATGTTGCAAACGAACTCAAAAATGACTTACGACAAGATGTAAGACGTGTAGAAAAAATAGTAAATGATGTTGAACAATTAGTTAAAGAAGATTCGAGAGAAACCAACCAGGAGTTAAGAGATACCACGAAGGACATTCAGGATGACATGGCACGATTAACGGATAAGTTGGAATCAGCCATGACTGAGCTAGAAGAAAAGGTAGAGAAGAGAATAAAACTCGCATTAGAAAATCCTTTATCACAAATGTAGTATGGCTAAAACACCTAGTAACGAATACTTTACACCAGTTAAAAAAAGGACTAGTATAGGTCGTTCTCCACGCAGTAGGCCAAAGAACAAAAATAAACGACGCCAATATGTTAAATATAGGGGGCAAGGATGAGAAAAGGATTATATGCAAACATTCATGCTAAAAGAAAGCGTGGCGAAAAAATGCGTAAAAAAGGAGCAAAAGGTGCACCAACTGCAGCTAATTTTAAAAGAGCAAGACAAACAGCGAGGAAACCATGACAAAATTATGTCCAAGAGGTAAAGCAGCAGCTAAACGTAAATTTAAAGTATATCCTAGCGCATACGCTAATGCTTATGCGTCAAAAATATGTGCAGGAAAAATAAAAGATCCTAGCGGTGTAAAAAGAAAGGATTTCAGAGGTCCTAAAAAAGCCATGGGCGGTGCTATTGATTTTAATAAAATATCACAACAAAGAAAAAAAGTTTCATCAATGAATGTTGGTGGCATGGCAAGAGCTTGTGGTGCCGTTATGGAAGGCAAAAGAAAACAAACGCAGTTTAGCTAATGTCTGGTCATAAAGGTTTAGCTAAGTGGTTTAAACAGGATTGGGTTGACATCGGATCTAAAAAACCTGGTGGTGGTTTTAAAAAATGCGGAAGGTCTAAACAAAAGGCTGACGCAAAAAGAAAATATCCTAAATGTGTTCCAGCAGCAAAAGCTGCAAGCATGACTGAAAGTCAACGACGATCTGCTGTAAAAAGAAAAAGATCTAAAGCTCAAGGTGTTGGCGGAAAACCAACAAACGTAAAAACATTTGCAAAAGCAAACGGTGGTTTAATGAGAAGATCTGGTGCAGCCATTAGAGGGTTTGAATTTAAAGGTGTTTTCTAGAAAAGATCCAAGAGTTGGCACAGGTAAAAAACCAAAAGGTAGTGGAAGACGTCTCTATACGGACGAAAATCCACGTGATACTGTGTCTATCAAGTTTGCTACTCCTGCTGATGCTAGGAGCACAGTGGCAAAAGTTAAAAGAGTCAACAAACCATTTGCTAGAAAAATTCAAATACTAACAGTAGGCGAGCAAAGAGCAAAGGTTATGGGTAAATCACAAGTGGCTAGTATTTTTAGAAAGGGTAAAGATGCCATTAGAAAAAGAAATAAAACAAGACGTACGTAAGTGGTCTGAACATTTTTTGGAAATACCTAATAAGCATTTAGGTGGCTATCCTGCTTGTCCTTTTGCTAAAAAAACATGGGCTGACAATAAAGTTGTAGTAGAGGTAAAAAGAAAACATAAGTGGTACAAATCAGAATTAAATGCTCACATTAAACAATTAGATTTTGCTGTTCATGAACTATTGATATTTTGTGATCCTTATTTTAATTACTCTCTTGAGGAGTTTCAAAATATAATAGATGCGTACAATCATTGGTATAATAAAAAGGATATATTTTTTATGGGTTTTCATCCCCACAACCCAGCCAACGAGGAGGAACAAGAGTTTCTCGTCACTCCAAATGGGGACACCCCTACTGTAGAAAGTGATTTACGATACTCTATGATGCTTGCACAAAAGTTCTCGCAATTACAGGAAGCTTCTGATAAACTACACAAGGCTGGTTATTACAATAAGTGGCCAAAAGGGTACTATCAAGACGTTGTAGTATCTAGAGCTAAAACCTATAAACGAATATTCGGAGGTCAATATGATGGGTAAAAAGAAAATGGCCATGAAACGAGGTGGATCACCAGTTAAAAAACGTGGCGGTGGAATGTTAATTAAGAAACGTGGCGGCGGTGCCATGGGTCCTAAAAAGAAAATGGCTGGGGGCGGTATGATGGGCCCTAAGAAAAAAATGGCTAAAGGCGGTGGCGTTAGAGACGCTTTAAAACGTCTTAAAAGAAGAACTACAGCAGACATGCCTACAGGTAGAAGTGCTGCAGCAAAAAAAATTGCCAACAAATCAAAATCTTCAAAAATGAAGGGTATGCTAATGGCAGGTAAAGGTAATCCTGCAGGTAAAGATATGAGCACAATGGCTCTAATTAAAAGATTATTAGCGAAAGGCCCACCTAAAAGAAAAGGCCCTATGCCTACTCGTCCTCCAAAGACGATGAAACCTTTAGGTAGAAGAAAGAAAGGCTAGATGCCAACATATGCATCAACAGCTTCATTTGATCTTACAATAGATCAAATATGTCAAGAAGCATACGAACGTTGTGGTTTGCAGATTCGTTCTGGTAATGATTTGCAGACTGCAAAACGTTCACTAAACCTTATGCTTGCCGAATGGGCAAACAGAGGTATAAATCTTTGGACAGTTAAAAAACAAGAAAAAGCATTAGCTGCCTCAACAACTAATTTAACAGGCACAAATTTATTTGGTTCGGGTGCAAACGATTCACAAGAAATTGTTGACATAACTGATGTTATAATAAGAGATTCAAGCAACAATGATTATTCAGTTGATGCTATTAGTAGAGCAACGTATTGGAATTACACAGTTAAAACCACCAGCGGAAGACCAACTCAATTTTATTTTGAACGTACGATAAGCCCAACACTATATCTATATCCTGCAGCTGATACAGCTTATACTCTAATATATTACGCTCTTGTTCGCATGTCTGATTCTGGTGATTACACAAATAATTCTGAGATTCCTTTTCGTTTTCTTCCATGTCTTGTTGCGGGTTTAGCTTATTACATATCTATGAAAAAAGCGCCAGAAAGAATGCAAGCACTAAAACTTTTATATGAAGATGAATTTAAAAGAGCCGCTGACGAAGATGGACAAAGAACAAGCGTATACCTTACACCTCAAACTTATTATCCTACTGGTGGTGGTTATTAATGGGTAAATACGCTACAGGTAGATTTGCAAAAAGAATATCAGATAGATCTGGTATGGCTTTTCCTTATAATGAAATGGTAAAAGAATGGAATGGCTCAACAGTTCATGTCAGTGAGTTTGAAGCAAAGCATCCACAATTAGATCCAAAATATCACCCGACTGATTCTCAATCTTTGCAAAACGCAAGACCTCAAACCGTAAGTGCAAATGTTCTTTTAGGAATTAATATGTTTGCACAAAATATATTTCAATCGGATGGTATGATGCCAAGAGAAGATGATAAAGAGCTATTAGGTCTTTTAAAATTAGGTGAAGTAACTGTGGTGATATCATGACAACATATAGTGAATTAGTAACTCAAATTAGAGATTACACTGAAACTGATAGCACAGTGCTGTCAGATACAATAGTAAACGATTTCATTGAACATGCAGAAAAAAGGATATTTAGAGAAGTCGATTTAGATATTTTTAGGTCTTATCAATATGCAACTTTAACACAAGGCGTGCCTTTTGTATCATTACCTGGTGCAAACTTGGGGCAATTGGCTTTTATTAGATCAGCTCAAATATATGATTCTGCCAATCCTGTAAGATACTACATTTATCAAAAAGACATAACTTTTATGAATGAATATTGGCCAAATCGTCAGACAGAGGCTCAACCGAAATATTATGCAATGTGGGATCAAGATACAATATACCTTGCGCCTACACCAAATTCTGCATATAATATAGAATTAGCTTTGAACAAGCAAGAAGATGGATTGTCGAGCTCAAACACAACAACGTGGGTGAGCACAAACGCTCCAAAAGTCTTACTTTATGCTGCACTTTGTGAAGCATTTAGATTTTTGAAGGGACCTGACAATATGCTTCAATACTATGAGCAAGGCTATCAACAAGCATTACAAGGCTTGCAAATTGAACAACAAGGCAGAAGAAGACGTGATGAACACTATGATGGGGTTCTTCGTTTTCCTCTAGACTCAAAACAACCATAAAGGAGATACAAAATGGCAATATCATCAGCAATATGCAATACTTTTAAAGGAGAACTTTTAGAAGGTAAGCATAACTTTTCGTCTGGTAGTGGTCATACATTCAAGATAGCTTTGTTCACTTCATCAGCTTCCTTGGGTGCATCAACTACTGATTATAGTACATCAAACGAAATAACTAATACTTCAGGATCTGCGTATACTGCAGGTGGAAAAGCATTAACAAACAACGGTGTTACAAGCTCATCTGGAGCTTCAACAGCATTTGTTGATTTTGCAGATGCTCAATTTACATCAGCAAGTTTCACAGCTAATGGAGCTATGATTTATAACACTACTACAGCAGGTGGCTCAGGAACAACTGACGCTGTTTGTATAT